AGATGATTGCACAAATGGTGGGTTAGCCACTCAATTAAATAATATGTGGAAAGGATTTACTAGCAACGATTCGGTATATGCGTTTATAACATGCTTTAATTCATCCAATATTCCGGGCGGATGTACTCAAAGTCGATGGAATATTGAAGGTTGGCCAGAACCACCCGGCTGGACAAGTAGTTGTGGAGAAACTGGTTGTTGTACTTGTTACGGAGAACCGGTGATATCGAAGGGCGAATCTCAACAACATTTATGTCGTTGGAATTTATTAGAAACATGGGGAGGGCAACCATTTAATGATTTTAAACACTTTTGTGAAGCTGGACTACATGGAAAGTTCAGAGAGGATATTCCTTGTCCTAAAGGTTCATGTGGTAAAGTTATAGAAGACGGAATTGAGAGCTCAGAATTTCATACTAACATTAATGCATACAATTACCAATGCAATGCTTACGATAAGTACGCAACCAGCTCGCACATCTTTGCGGGACCAGGAACATTATATCCACCAAAGCAGTGTGAAAATTGTACAGGGCCCATTGTGACACTCCATCCCGGCGACTCGGCTCAGACCCAAACCAAGGTTGGGCCATTGCAGGATGGTACATATATAGGAATTTCAGATCAAAGTTGGTGTGCATGGCAAATACCTTTTAATACTGTCGGATCGGGTGACTCGTTCCCTATATTGACAAAAATTAAAGGATTTGAACCGTTGGGATACTGGGCACCAGAGTATGTAGGCATGATGCCATTGGGCCCGAATGTCTCGCCAGGAATCGATTACTTTGATGGTATAACTTTCCATAGAGCAGGTAAAGATGGATGTTGTCGAACTCCTATACGTATATGGAATAACGCAATTACGTTTCAAGGAATTCAAACTTGCCCCCCGTCGCAAACATGCCCAAAAGGAAAGGGCAATAAAATATTATGGGAGTTTAACCCATATTCCGGCCCGATGCCGAAGAACCCAGGCAAAACACCTTATTTGGCTGTAAACTCTTTAGAAAATTCGTATGCTGGACAATGTTGGCCTCATCCTGGATTATGGGACAGAATAACTGAAATAGAAAACGGTGTAATTCCTTTTGGAGAAGATGGACAAACCTGGCAACCATGTCAGCGGTTACCTTATTATTACAAAGATGGTATATGGAGGTCACTTACAGATTTAGCAATAGAAGATCGTCCTTGCGATATTGTGAAAGAGCAAGTTTTGACAGAGATACAGAAGACTGATCCAACAAAGGGTTTATATTATCAAAATTGTTGTACAGATTTTCTTAGTTCATATTACCTTGAAGGTGCAACCGCTAAGGACGGATCAATAGGGCTCAATCTAGTGGAAGGAGGAGTATATTATACTAAACTAGAAAAAATACAACCAACTGTGGCTTTCCGGGCTAATAGGGACGAAATGTGTCACTGCGGCGGCAATACTCGGGGACGGGATGTAAACGGTGTTCCCTGCGGAGTAAATAATTGTTGGGTATGTCCATCCTACCTCCTCGAGAACGGTGACATAGATACTTGTTTTTGGAAGTCACCGTCGGACTGTAATTGTAACCACACGAACTCCGATTTTTGGTACTTCGAACCAACAGCAGGAGTATCAGGAGCAACTTTTCAGTATTGTCGGTGTGTTTTTCCGATAGGATGTACTACTGATCCAAACTGCGAAGCGGCAGTATGTACTTACAACCCAAGATGCTGTACTATGGCATGGGATGAAGAATGCCGAACTCTAGCAAAATGGCTTTGTAATTGTGGTAAACCACAATGTCCGTGTGAGTGTAGAAACCATCATGCATTGTTGTGGTCAGCAGATCAATATAATCCTGGGGGATGGACTGGTGGAAAAACTAGAGGATTGGATTTATTATACAATTCAGAAGATTGTCCCCAGGGAGTGACATGCGAAGATTGTAAAAAATGTGATCTTCCTCTTTGTATGCATAAATACAACTGTAATCTTAAATGTCCGTGTGGTACTTACGGAATGGACTGTGATAAATTTTGTACAGATATTACTGGATTTTATGGAGAATACGATAAAGAACTATTATCACATGGAAAGGTGGAATGGTACAATCCAGGCTATGGATTTAGTCCATGTTGTGGAGCTAGTGGTCCTGTTACGAAGGAAGATGGTAATCCAGCAGTGTGTAAAGATGTTTGTTTGAATTGCGATGTGGAAACCTGTACCTTCGGGGTTTGCGAGACGAACCCCGGGAAATGTTGCTCAAGTGTCTGTGCGATTCCAGGCTATGAATATTGCTGTGACAAACAGTGGGATCAGTATTGTGCCTGCAAAGCAAAAGAGAAGTGCTGTGAGTGTCCCGAGTTCATTCAGGGTCCTCCGATCCCGACTCCGCAGGACTGCGGGGTTTGTCCGTGTAATTACTACATATGTGATAAACACCCGGGATGCACATGTTCTGCTGAGTTCCATGACTGTAAGAATGTTGCGTGGAGCTGTTTTACGGGACAACATCCGTATGGAATTAAAGATCCCTATGTGGGTTCAACTGGCTAAAGGATTATAAATTATGTCGATAACATTTGATATTTGCGCGACAGGACCATTTGAACCAGTACCAAAGTGTACTGGTCCGGAATTAGGTCCATGGGATCCAAACAAATTAACAATTGAAAATTTATTACGATTAGTAGTTCAACCGCCGAATTATTTAAACATTTATAATCCAGACTATATTGATCAATTAAACAATTTTAGTACAGTTACTTCTCCTACTACGTATTCGGTACAAATAGGAGACGGTGCAATATATCGTCCAGGATTATTGGCAAAAGATGTATGGAAATGGGATATAAGTGGAGAAAGTGATTACGGAATAATCGAACCACCGATCAATAAACCAAACTACGATTTATTTGATTCTAATTGGTCTGCTCAATTCATTGTTTACGCAAATGCGGATACAACAGAAAAAATAAATTGTTCAACAATAGGATTAGACAGTTGTTCTCATAATATGGGAGAAACAATACGAGGTCCCACAACAGATCCGTATATGTTTTGTCCTGCTAAAAATATGAGGCCAGATATCTTATATTCCGCGACAGGAGGAGCAACAGGAGGAGCAACAGGAGGAGCAAGAGGAGGAGCAAGAGGAGGAGCAACAGAAAGAGCAACAGGAGGAGCAACAGGAGGAACTGCAGGCGATGGAGAACCCACTTATCTGGAAATATTCGAAGAATACAACAAAATAAACGAATGTAAGCGAATAGAGGCAGTTTTAGGAAAAGATTATTTGGGTTGTAATTACGAAGATCCGTATAGTGAATCTTCTTGTGGTTGTCCAGAACGAGGAAATAGTTATGGAGAATATTTGGCCTACACTAAAATAAACTCTACTTTCTGGGAAACACCAGAGGCAACTCCAATGTTTAGATATGCCCTGATGTCTCATCTAGGACTAAATCAAATCAAAATAAAAGTGGATGGATATCGATCTGAACCAATAAATCTAGGAGATATTATTGAAGTTCAACATTATAATGAAGGAATAAAAAATACTTTAAATTCAGGGATGTGGATTATAACTTCAATTCTTTACGAATTTATATCAGAAACTTATTATGCTATGCATCTTACTTTGGCCAGAACTGCGTTGCCTAAACAAACTATAGACTAATAAAAGCTTTATACATATTACAATGCTATTAGACAAAGTAAATTACGTAGATATTCCTTTCTTTTTGACTAAAAATCCGTATACGAACGATTTTAATATGGTAACTGGAGTTAATGCCACAAAACAGTCATTAAAAAACATACTGTTAACCATTAAAGGAGAACGACAATTTAATCAAGAATTTGGAACAAATTTAAAAATAGAATCTCTTACGTTTGATAATCCTATTACACAATACGAGTTTTTACAGTCTCTTAAAACTAGTATTTTACAATTTGAACCAAGAATTATAGATGTGACAGTTTCTTTTAATAACAATAAATTGGTATTTGATGTAAAAGAAAATGATAAAACTAAAGAATCACAGAAAAATATTCAGTTAACAATCATACCATAATAAAATGACAACTACTCCTCCTAATTTAACAAAAATCGATTTTTCTGATATAAAAACATCACTCACGGATTATCTTAAAAATCAAACCACATTTGTAGGTTACAACTTTGAAGGATCTGCAATACAAACTATTATTGATTTGTTGGCCTATAACACATATTATTATGCGTTTTATTCTAACCTGTTGGCAGCAGAAGTGTTTTTGGATTCTGCACAAAGAACAAAATCTATTGTTTCTTTGGTTAAACCATTGGGGTATACTGTTCCTGGGTTGAAATCTGCACAAGCAAAAATTAATGTATCTGGGTCGGTTCTAGCCTACACGTCTTTTACAGGAATAGCAGCAAACGGTTCTGTATTTAATTTTTATAATTTACAAGCAGGAGGAACTGCCAGTCCTGTAACCATAACAGAAGGCATTCTTGTTAATCAGATAATTTCTTCTGAAATAGATTTAACTAAACAAAAGTATATTATACCTCATTCCAATGTAGACATTAGTACTATTGATGTTACCGTAACATCCTCCGGATCTTCACCAGTGACAACGACATGGAAGAATGTTAATTATTTTCCAAATGACGATGATACTATTTTTTATATTGAAAGAAATGGAGATCTATTCGAGATACATTTCGGAAAAGAAAATAATTTAGGAAAATCTATTTTAAATTCTGATACGGTACGAGTTCGATATCTTCGATCTAGTGGTAGTCAAGGAAACGGAATAATTAGTTTTACTGGTGCCCAGTCTGTAGTTAAACAATCTTCAGGCGGAAACGATGAACCAGATTTAGATGTTGTAAAATTCATTGCACCGCGTGTTTTTTCAGGTCAAGATCGAGCAGTAACTAAAGGAGATTATGCCGCATTACTAATAAGAGACGATAAATTTACAGATGAAGATTTATTTGTAGTATACGGCGGAAACGAATTAGATCCTCCTAAACCAGGAAGAATATTTGTGTCATACGAGAATATTACTTCAAATCCAGACTCTAGTGTAGTAATAGACTATTTAAGAAAAAAGAATCCACTTGCACTGATTCCAGAATATGTTGTTCCAAGACAATACACAGTAAAGATCTATACAAAAATTGTTTATCGTCCAGGAGTAAATGATGGTAGAAAGAACGCAATAGAGACAGAAATTCAATCATTATTTCAAAGTTTATATTCCAATTTCGATTCTTTTAGATTTTCTAGAAAATTTAATTTTTCTGAGTTAAAAGAACTAGTTTTACAGGAATTTTCGTCTGAGGTAGCCTCATTTGAGTACGATAAGACTGTTATTAACACACCTACCCCGGATCAAAAATTCTCTGAATTTTATTTGGAAAACGCGTTAACAGAAAACGGTTCCACGATTCTTACCGCAACCATCAATGATTCTTCATACACAATTCGATTACCTGCAACAACAGAAAGTAAAATTCAACCACTCGAGATATTTAACACCAACAACACTAAAGTAGATCTGGATGTAGGTAGAGTTTTGATGTCTTCTGGTTACATCAGATTAAACAAGCTGTGGAACGATACTCCCGATTTAAGTATAACAAACAAATCTTCTGTCATGTTACCGGTAATAAAATCTCTTATAAAATTCGATGAACTAGATATTACGAGTTAAGGATGAGTATCTTTTTAAGTTATATTCCAAGTGGAACTCCTCCTGAAAGTGGCCTTGCATCTACAATATCCAATAATTTACTAAAATTAAAAACAGAAATTTTATTCAAAAAATTATGTTGTGAATCTGTTATTGATATAGATCAATTTGTTCCAGGATGGATCCAAGAACAAAAAAATCAGAACGTAAATTCTGTAACAGTTTTTGATTTTATACAAAAATACTACGATTGGTTGTATTGTACTGATACAGATCGAGGAGGATCTGGATATTTATTGGATACAGATCTGGAAAAAATAACAGATATTGAAGAAGTTTCCGATTCGTTTCGAAGCAAATTAAATTCTATATATTTTCCGTATTTCAAAGAAGACAGTTATATTCTTCGTCGTGATGGCGGGGTGTTAGGAAGACGAGTAGTTTCTGAGTTTACTAGAAGTATTAAAACAAAATTCTTAATCAAAAAAGGATCTCCAGAATCGTGTGATATATTTTTTACTAAACTGTTTGGAACAACAGGATTTAGGATAGACTATTCTAGAGACAGCATAGTAAAGTTAAATGGAGGCTTTTTTGCCGGTCCTAACGGTTTCAGTGGAACATCCAATTTAGGTCTTTTGAATAAAAATAGATTACAAAACGGAAGAGAATTTACTGAATATTCGTATGTTGTTAATGCAACAGGAATAACTGCAGCACCAGAATTATTAAAATTATATGAAAATGTTTTACATCCAGCAGGAACAAATTTTTATTTTAATTTTGATTTAACAACGGTAACCGGAGACGGTGGATCTACCACAACTACAACTGAACAACAAACTCCTAATATAAGAAACTATTCTGCGTATAGAATATTAGGAGTATCTTACGGAGGAAATCCTCAATTTGAGTTAGTTATTCTGGGAATAACTTATTACGGATTAACTGGAAGTTCAGGAGGATGTTCTTTAATTGGAACATTCCGAGCTCCTTCGTATGTATTTCCGTCGTGGAGCATAGGAATGACGGGTCAAACAGGATTCCAAGACATGGAAATACGAGATATGTATAAGTTAGAATATTCTATGGGCGCAACACATCCTAATATAAATATTGCAGAAGATTGTGATTAACCATGCCTGACACTTATCACATTTTAACTGGATATCTTCCTCCTGAATTACAAGGATTGTCTGTATTGTCTTCTAAACAAGTCAAAGACAATCCGTTTCATATTTTTCTAATAACTGAAATATACTCTGCTAAGATTATTGATGAATGGAAAAGGGGTTCAGTTTACTCATCTTTTGGAAATTCTTTGGGTGATGCCCATCCGTCATTAGTTAAATGGTCTAATTACGTATGGATATGTCTTTCTAATAATGTTCAAAATATAAAAAATAGACATAATCCTTCTACTATTCCTCCTGCTTCCGGCCCTTTAGAGGACGGATATCAGTGGACTCTAGCATTTCCAGTAGATCTCAACAGAAGAATCAGTCAATATACTAGAATTCCATCGTTTAGAGCTTTAGGACAAATAGTTGACCGTAAATCTGAAAGCTTTTGTAACGATTCTGGTGTTACTGGTTATTGTTTAATATATAAACCAAATAGTACAGGAACTACTGGTTCTTTGGTAAATGGAAGTCATCAAACCGGACTATTAGTAACTTCATGTCCAGACTGTCAACAATTATCATCCACACTGAGCACTAAATATCATACAATATTCTCAGAATCTTTGCCTGTAACTGGGTCTGTTTCTTTAAATAGTATAACAGACAAAGTTAATTCTGCAATAACAGATTGGCGATATTCAAATAATTTTGAGGTGCAGGCAGCTAAAACTGCACTAGAATCCAATCTTCCAGAAGGAGCAATTTTAGGAGCTTTTATTGATTCCAATCTGTTGGGAATGCAAATACCTACAGATACAACTATAGGAATATCTAGCGGCACTGGATCTAGTGGAGATATTCGATTTGTTTTGAGTAATATTATAGGAAACACAGGAGAAATTACTGGAATTACATTAGTCAATAGAGGTGAAGCATATTCTGAAATATTGAGTGCAACGGTTACTTCTTCTGGACTGACTGCTGGTGTAATTTCTCAATTACAGTCTGCAATAACTCTTGTTTGTGCCAACAATGAAAGTCAAGCTATAGACGGAATCAATAATTTATTCAATATTCCTGAACAATTTACCGGTATTGTAAATCTAATTAATTATAATCTGCTTGCGTATAACTCAGACGGAATAACATATAATTATTACGCACTAATTACTAATTCAATTAACAATTCTCTTCCAGTTCAAGTAACAGGTATTCAATCAATACCTAACTCGGAATATAACCAGTCTCCAAATTCCAACGTATCGTACGCAATTCAATATGTCAGACCATACTTATGAAATATCCTTTTTCTAAAACCCCATTAAACGAATTTCCGTTCAACAGCAGAGTATTCGAAAACGAGATTCTAGGAGCAACTGCAGCAAACTATGTTCTAGTCGCCTTTCGACCAGGTCAGGCCCTTCAGGCATCAGAATTAAATGAAATTCAAGAAACTTATTATAAAAATCTTACATTACATTCTGTTTTATTACGAAATTGGATCGGAGCAACAGATGCGACTTCTGGACCTTCTTGGCCGGGTGCTGTTCCTTTACGGACAACAAGTTGTTCTGTTAGTGCGGATACAATTACAGTCAAAAAAGACTGGTATCTGGTAGACGATAGTGGATTTAAATTTTGGATTTATAATAACACAGAACGAACTATTACAGCACAATCTGGTAATTTCATAGGACTAGAAATCCAATCACAATATATTACTCCAACAACTGATTCAAATTTAAACGATAATTCTGGTGGTGCTATAGGATCTGCAATTCCTGGAGCTGATCGATATCAAATTAATATTATCGGAATAACACAAGGAGCCACATTTAGTTCCAACGGACTAATAAAAACTTTAGCAAAAAATGAAGGCGGAACGTATAAATACTTGAACGGAGTATCTGTCCCAGGACCATAATCTATGCCATTTACGAATTTAACCAATTTAGGTGTAACTGCCACATTTAACGATTTGTTTAATTCACACAATACACTGATTTCCAGAGGAAATTCTTTGGGAATTGGGTCTATTTTTGCCGGAAACGGAATAACTGCAACATCTTTGGACAGTTCAGGAGGAATAACTTTATCTGCAAGATTGAATCAGGGTTCAGGAATTACATTGACTCAGGGCCCAGCAGGTATAACTATTGGACTGAATACTGCGTTTATAACCGGCGGAACAGGTATTAATGTAAGTCCTAGTTCATCTGGAATAACTGTTTCTGTAAAATTAAATGCTGGGACGGGTATTACACTTACTCAGGGTCCGGCAGGAATTACTATTGATTCCAGTGGTGGTGGTAGCAGTACAGAAGCTACATTTGCTAATAGTCAGACAAGTACATTAATTGCGTTACCATCTGGGGGTACTGCTTTTACTGGTAAGACTGCGTTACAAATATTAAATATAATACTGTTTCCGTATCAAGTTCCAACTTTAACTTATACTACTGTTGGACTAACGTTATCGCCCTTCATATTTGTGGTTGGTCAGACAAGTAGTGCAGGAAATTATACATCTACATGGAGTTCCACGAACTCTTCTAATTTTAATAGTAATAGTGGAACGATAAAGAAAATACAAAGCGGAAGTCCTACTACTATTCTTGCTACAGGAATTAATATTGCAAGTGGATCAGTTGTAGTAAATCATACGACGGCATATAGGCCTACTACGCCAGAGACAATACAATTCTCAATTGAAGGCACAGCAACTAATAACACCACAATAACAGCATTTAATAGTATACACTGGCGTCATCAAATATGGTGGGGAAGAAGTACAGTCGATTTGTTAACAGCATCATCGATCACTTTATCCCATATAACAACAGATCTTGGATCAAATAGATTTACTTCAAGCAATAATGCTTTAGGTAATCATAGTTATACTTTTTCAAGTACGGATATTCCGGGTAATTCCGCCTATTTGGTTGTACCAATTAATCCAGGCAATATAACAAATTATACAACCTTTACAATTAATTCAGGCACGATTACCCCTGCAAGTCGTGATATATCAATAGCCAATACTCACGGTATTTTGACCACATGGAGAATTTATTTAATATCCGAGTCAGTTGATGGATTTATACTTAATGCAAGTTAAACATAAAGGAAATTATGCCCATACCTAATACAACATTTGTTCCGCTCGTACTTGCTACAGGTAGTACATCAGATAAATATCCTGTAACAGATCCTCAATACGGACTGGGAGGTCTTCGAAGTGTTGGTAATACAGGGGCCAGAAACAATATAACTTCCCAAAGACGAGAAATTGGAATGATGGTTTATGTTCAAGATCAAGATAAATTTTATTATTTAAAAGGCGGAACAGGTGATGCCAATTGGACTGAAGTTAAAACAGATTCTTCTGTATCAAAAACTTCTGCACGAACTGCAATACAAATTAACGGTTCTGGATTCTCTGCAGGAAATTTAGTAACTTATAATGTTGCTTCCTCTGGATTTACTAAATGTCGGGCAGACGACAACGCATTGGCTGAATTTGTTGGAATAATTGAAGGAATTTCTGGTGGTACCGCAACAGTTATAACAAACGGATCTATTTCTTGGCCCAGTACTGGAATTAGTTTTGCTATGGTGGGTGATGGTGGATCGGGCGGTCAAGACGTATGGTTTATGTCTGCCTTAACCGCAGGTGCTATGCAAGACGCAGCACCCAGTGGCGCCGGAACTATTGTTAAACCAGTATATCTTCATTCTCCTCACAGTGGATTGGACGGATCTACCTATACTGGCATAATTTTGACTTATACCGGTTATAGAAATCCGCCCTAATGTCTAGTTTTATATCAATAACCGAGAATATAATACCAGGTCCCACAGGTCCTACAGGTGATCAAGGTCCTCAGGGTCTTCAGGGTCCTCAGGGTCCTCCAGGTCAAGGAGTAACTGGTGCTACTGGTAATCCTGTTATTCTAACAGTAACTACTGGTTTTTCCTTTACTCAAACACTCTCACCACAAGAGACTAGCATTATTAGTCCCTTTACTGATAATACATCTAAATCATTGGGTCCTTATTCATATGCAGTTCCGGTTTTGGGGTTAACTTCATCTGGTACTGGATCAGATTTTATCGGAACTAGTCTCAGTAATTTTATAGTAGGAATAACTCAAATAGATGGTGTAACTAAAAGATTTATAACAGGATTAACATTAAATTTAAAAGGAATAACTACAACTTCTACAAATCTAGAAATAAGTTATGACAATAATGACAATATCGTTATTACCGGTTCTGGACTAAATTGGTATCCTGTAGAAAATTTTTCTCATCTTGGGGGATCTACTACCAATTTCATTATAAGTGTCGGGGGCACGCAAACCAGAGGTCCAGTCAATTCAAGTGTAAAAACGTTTGCTGACGGCGACTACTTTAGTGTACCCATAAGATCTTATATAGAAAAAGCCCAGATAGTAAATCCAGAAATAGTAGGAAATACTATGAGCTGGAATATTGATCCGCAAAGTGCTGATATCTTTTTATGCGGAGTATCTGGTTACGACTCAGCAAAAAATAAAATATTTAAGATAAGTAACTATCAGAAATCTAGTTTCACTGTATTGATTCCGAGCGGAATTACTTCACCAACATTTAATTTAGACGTGGAGGAGTACCCCGTCAGATGGCCATTAAATTATATTCCTGAATTAACAAATAAATTAGACTGTTTTTCTTTTTTGAAGACGCCTACGGAATATTTTGTGCAAATAAATTTATTGGGTCAAACTGCAAATAATTCTTCGACATTTAATCTTTTAAACGACATAACTTTTGAAACAGAAACTTATAAGGGTGTAACATATTCTACTCCTCGTAGCCAATACAACTGTAAGGAATCTATTACAGGATGGACAAGTGAAACTCATTTTAATATAATTCCCGAGGAAGTCAATTCTAGTATTTTTAGAACAAGCACATTCGGAAATACATTTACTGTGCTTGGAACGTTTATACCAGGTGCAATTTATAAATTATTTCACTATACTGGACCGCAAGGAATAACAATAGATCTGAATCAGAGTACAGAAAGCAGATTAGTATTTACCATTCCTCCACAATCGAATCCATCAATACCCGGTAATAATACCACGGTTACAATTAAAAATGATTCTTCTGACTCTCCTTTAATATTTGATCATAATATGTATTTTGTTAATACTGTTCCTGTTGGATTGACTCTTCCGACTCAGCTTGATGACGATAAATTGATTTGTTTAGAGAGTATAATCAAAGATAGTACTTCTACTGTAAGATATAAGTACGTCAATCAAGGATACACAAACGAATATATCCAGCAAACAGTTAGCGGAGGATTAACATATCAATATTTAAAATTAAATGGAAATTTTCAAAATTTATCGAAATTTTATGAAATAGAAGATTTTAATATAAATTGGAAAGATGCAAATTTTAATCCTGTTACAAAAAAATTCAATGTAAGTAGTGTAGTAGACAATTCCAATACCCTTACAACATTATCCGGATGGAAAGGAATTACCTTTAAATCTCTGGCATCACAAGAAACTAAACACATACAAAAAGCTCATTACAATGTAATGATCCCGAAATTTACTCCACATACAGGGAAAAGATTTGCCAAGGTGTTCGAGGACGACGTGGGCGTGACTGGATCGGTGTTAATTACAAGATATCCGGATGTTAAGACCATTTTTGTGGCAAAAGATATTATAACAGGGGCTACCCATAATATGAATATCTTGCTGGGTCAACAGACAGCAGAGTTGATTTCGGCAAAGCCCGATATAACTTGGTTGTTCTCTGGTAATAATTGTTACACTATTGATATAGTAAATGATGATTGGAAAAAAACTCTACCAGACCAGTATGCTAGAATTAATATAATTGATGAGGACTATCCTTTTTGTTATTCGGTGTTTGGTCCTACTATTGATAATATAGAACCAAAATCACCCAATCAATATTTAATTACTGGAACATATCTATTTTTACCATATGATGGAACAACTTTTGATTTAATTAAAAACGGTATTACACTAGAAAATATTGAATATGATTGGAAATCTCCAACAGGAATAACAGTCAACGGTCCTTTATCTAATGGTGACGTATTTAAATTATTTACTAAAGGAATACTGTCAATCAATCCTGTTCAATATCAAGTAATTCATCCTACAGAATACACATACCATGCCACCACACCAATTAATTTAAGTTTGGAGAATACTTCTAGACATCATTTTAGATTCGGTACAACATATGTTATTAAAACTAATTCAAATAGTAGAGAAGTAACGAATAAGGGTGGAAATGTCGAGCTTCTCAAATACAAATTAAATGATGAAAGTGTATCTATATTAGATTCGAATGCAAATTATGATGAAATTAAATTGCCTGTTATAGAGTTGCCCGAAAATCAAACACAAATACGCTATTACGATCTAACAGTTGAATATCCTGGAGCAACCATAGAAACAAAACGATTAGATTATTATCCTAGATTAACGAATATTGTAATGGTTAATAGTGAAACTGAGTTATCAATAGGCCTAACCAGTGAGTTCCAGTTCACAATATCAGGCGATTCTATTTTCGGAAATATAGACGGAATAACTTTAATCCAAGGTTCACAGACAAACTATATTGATACAGAATTCACATCAAATAGAGAATTAACAGGAACATGGACACCAGGAATAACCGGTAGTTGGACTCTTGAAATAGATAATATGCAAACCCTACCTGAAATAGACTATTCCCCCGACAAGTTTACGGGTAGTTTTAACACATATCAAATTCCTAATATATTAGGAGTCGGATCCACGGCTACACAAATACTACACGAACAAGTTAAAACTGGATTAATATTCGATATACCAGATTCTGATATTCCTACTGTAGGAATTACCGGTTCTTTGGGATCAGTTCCCGTCAATGTCGAACACAGTGTAGTACCAGCACCGGGAACTCGTAGACATAATATTACAATTACAGATTTAACTTCAGGAAATAGTAAAGATGATCTATTAATTAAATGGGGAAATATTATTACAGATACTAAAAAAATAAGAACACTAAGAAAGCCGGAAGGAGTTACATTAAATCCATTTGATATATATGATTCTGCTGGAATACAAAAAATAACTGGACAAAACTTATTTGGTGGTTCAGATTGGAACGAATATTATAAAAACGGGCAGCAATTTTTAACGGTTAAGTTATTCGGCATACAAGAAACAAATGAGGTCTGGAAAGTGGAGAACGGATTTACTTTAACAGAATTAAACCCGATGGAGCTGTCCTTTAATCGTCCATCAACGCCCTTCAGTAGTTGGCCGCCGGTTGGATATAAACTCCGATTAGAATCTAATGATGGTCTATTTACTAAAACTTATGCTATACCACATACTAGTTGGAAACAAAACCCACCAAGTATTACGAACATCGATCCCTCATCCATTCCTGAGAATAGACCAACATCCGTAACGATTAATGGAAATAATTTTCTTTCAACTCTATCTGTATCTTTCAATGGACAGCCAGTCAACCATTTAATTCTCAATAATAACACAATCACAGCAACCGTCGAAGGTCAAGCGGAGAATGGTGAAGATACTTTAGTTTTTCTAACGGTAACCACTCCGTATGGTTCGAGTACATCTTCTATAACAGTAACTGTAGATTCGTTACCAACAATATCATCAATTAATCCCAATACTGGATCTCAAAGTGGAGGAGAGTCACTACAAATTTCTGGAACAAACTTATTAAATCCAACATCAGTTAAAATAGGACCGAATCCATGCACCAATATAGTATCCACTCCTACTTTGATCACAGCACTTACTCCATCAGGACCAGTAGGATCATATCCTGTCACCGTAGTCACAGCCGGCGGAACAGCAATCTTTAACTCATTCACATATAATTCAAGTACTGTATCTCCGACTCCGTTAGCCTATCAGTTGTTTGGTTCCACTGGTTTAACCAGTTACGGATTCACTTGGCAAGCAGGACAAACTTCAACGAATGCTTGGTTATCTAAACAATGGTCTTCAACTGGAGATTACAGTATGGGATACAGCGAACAGGGTGAGTTAGTATCTGACAGTGCAAGATTAACTAGTAGATTGGCCTTAATTTCTCACTATAGCCAATACATTAATGACATCAAACTCCCGTATAAAATATATCATGAACCAAGCGGAATAACCATGGTTCTCGTTCTAGGAGACGGATTTACAATGGGAGCAGCGGGTGCTGCTTGGACTCCTCCAAGTCTTTGGGGAGCCACAATGAGTCGTCCGAAAGAAGAAGTATACGTAAGTCTGAGTGATCCGTATTATATTTCAGAACACATACTAACAGAACGAATGATTAAAGGACCAAGTGGTGCCACATTCTTGCCGTTTATTGTAGATTCGGCTGCAAAATATACAGAAGCCAATACACGATTCCGTGAATTAGGAATGAGATTGCCCGTAGAGGCAGAATGGGAACTAGCAGCACGTGCAGGATTCCAAGGATCAACTCAAGATAATACTCAATTCCACAGCAGTAAACGATATCGGACTAATACCGAAATAAGTACAGGGTATACCTTAAACAAGATTACTTGGTCTGCTCCGACCATAACAGGAGTTTTTGATACTATTGGTTGGCTCAAAGAATTGATGGGAAACACCGGTTACACTTACGTAGGAGGATCCACATTTAATCCACAAATTCCAGCTGGTCAAACTGGTGAAACCGGCGGTTATTTAAGTAAAACCATTACAGCCAATATGATCACTGCAGCATTACAAAATACTCAAAAAGATCTTGTTACCAGAGGATATTTGTTCTTTGGAAACACCGCAGGACAGACTTCAGGCGGAATAACTGCAGGAACCCCCAATGCTCTGGATGAAAAGCGAGATATATGGAGTGTTGCTCGCAGAGATATTGTGTTTGGACTTACAGGAAACACAGGTAACGGAGTAATTTGGCCAGGTCTTGTTCGTACCGGAGTAGGATTACGAGCAATCAAACCAGTTATTATGGGAAGCATCGATACCAGTGGAAACTGT